AGTTTTAGCTCAATACGAGAAAGCTAAACAAGGTAGTACTTCTTCTACCTCAAAATTTACACAAGAAGAAAGAATGAAAAAATACTTCGCGGCAATCCTTCAAGATAAGGAAACTCAAGGCCAAAGAAGATTAAGAATCTTACCAACAACAGATGGTTCTTCACCATTTAAGGAAGTTTGGTACCACGAGATTCAAGTTGATGGAAAATTCCAAAAGTTTTATGACCCGGGAAAAAATGACAATGAACGTTCACCTTTAACTGAGGTTTACGAAGAACTTCGTTCAACAGGAAATGAAAATGACAAAAAATTGGCGTCAAATTACTTGGCGCGTAAATTTTACATTGTTAAAGTTATCGACAGAGATAACGAAGAAGATGGTGTTAAATTTTGGAGATTCAAATCTAACTACAAAAATGAAGGTATCTATGACAAAATCATTCCTATCTACAGAAACAAAGGAGACATTGCTGACCCTGAAAAAGGTAGAGACCTTATCTTAGAATTAACTAAAGCTAAAACTCCAAAAGGAGCGGTTTATACAGTGATTCAAACGGTTATGTATGATGATGCGGCACCAATTCACGAAAATAAAACAACTGCTGACAGTTGGATTAACGATGAATTAACTTGGGAAGATGTTTACTCTAAAAAACCGGTTGAGTACTTAGAAGCTATTGCAAGAGGTGAAACTCCAAAATGGAATACTGACAAAGGTGGTTACGACTATGGTAACTCTGACGAGGGTGAAGTATCTTTTGGTGGTTCTAAACCATCTGCTCCGATTGACCCTCAATTAGGTGATGAACCGGAAGATGATATGCCGTTCTAATCAAAAAAAACTTGGACATATAACTTGGACACTAAGACATACTTGGTGTCCAACTTGTCTAAACAAACTAAAAAAATTAAATTAACTTGGACATATGGCAATTAAAAAGAAAACATTCTCGTTAGAGGATATAAAGGGTAAATTCTCTACAAAAACAAAATACAAACCTGAAAGTTTCTATAACTGCGGTGAAGCTTTTATGGATGCTTGTGGTTTACCCGGACCTGTAATGGGGGGTATTAATATGTTCTTGGGACATAGTAATGCTTCAAAAACAACGGCTATGATATTAGCGGCGGTTGATGCTCAAAAAAAAGGACATTTACCGGTGTTAATTATAACTGAAAAAAAATGGTCTTGGGAGCACTCGGTTGAGTTAGGTTTACAAGCTGAACAAAATGAAAATGGGGAATGGGATGGTCATTTCATCTTTAATGATTCTTTTGATGTTATTGAGCAAGCAACTGATTTTATAAATAATGTTTTAGATGCTCAAGAAAAGGGTGAGATACCTTATAGTTTATTGTTCTTATGGGACTCAATTGGAAGTATACCGTGTCAGATGACTTTTGACGGTAAAGGTGGGGGTATGTTTAACGCTAAAGTGCTTGCGGATAAAATAGGTATGGGGATTCATTCTAGAATTTCCAAATCTAAAAAAGAGGATTATCCTTATTATAATACTTTGGTTGTTTGTAATCAGCCTTGGGTTCTCCTTCCTGATGGACCTTTTGGTCAACCAGAAATTAAACCCAAAGGTGGTGAGGCATTATATTTAGCGTCTTCATTAGTATTTCTATTTGGTAATCAAAAAAAGGCTGGGGTAAATCATATAACGGCAACAAAAAATGGAAGAACAATTTCCTATGCTATACGAACTAAAATTTCTATTTTGAAAAATCACGTAAATGGGATTGCATACAAGGATGGTAAGATTATTGCGGTTCCTCACGGTTATATATCTGATACAAAAGAAGCTTTAGATAAATATAAAAAAGAATATTCTAGTTATTGGAATGCGATTCTTAGTGGGACAGGTGAGATTATTTTGGGTGAAACTGAAGAAGAAGATTTTAATTAAAAAAAATATAAATAATTATACTTTTTAATTATTTGATGGTATTTATATAATATGGGAAGAAGAAAAGTTGAAGATGAAAAAAAGAAAGTAAAATTGGCGGTGTCTCTTGACCCCGAATTACCACAATACTTTAAGGATAAATCTATAAATTTATCTTCCCTTGTTAATAAATTATTAAAAGAATATATTAAAAATGGAAACTAAAGTTTGTTGTAAGTGTAATATTGAAAAAGAATTGTCTAATTTTAGAAAAAGAAAAGATTCTAAAGATGGGTTTAGAACTGAATGTAAACAATGTTCTTATCTTGTTTGGAAAAAATATAGGGATAATAACGATGAAAAAATAAAAGACCAAAAAAGAAAAGAATATGTTGATAACCGGGAAAAAATATTATTAAAAGTTAAAAATTACCGAGAAGAAAATATTGATGTTATTAGGATAAAAGATAATGATAGGTCAAAAAAAAGATATCAAAAAGACCCAAACAGGTATAAAATATATTATGAGAAGAATAAAGAAAATATTTTAACTTATAAAAAAGAATGGTCAGAAAAAAATAAGGAAAAAGTTAAAGTAAGAAGAAATCTTTATCATTCTTTAAGATTAAAAAATGATGTTATTTTTAGATTAAAATGTGTAATGAGGTCTAGACTTTTATCGTTTCTTAAAACCCGAAACATTACCAAAACTAACAAAACTTTTGACATTGTAGGTTGTTCCCCGCAATTTTTAAAAGAACATTTAGAAACCCAATTTACTGATGGTATGACTTGGGATAACAGGAGTGAGTGGCATATTGACCACATTATTCCATTATCATCGGCAAAAACAGAAGACGAACTTTATAAGTTGTGTCATTATGAAAATCTTCAACCATTATGGGTTGAGGATAATTTGAAAAAGAGTAACAAAATATTATAGTAACGAATACAAAAAAATAAGTGACTAAAACACTTTTGGTTGACGGGAACAATTTAGTAAAAATTGGTTTCCACGGGGTTAAAGATTTTTATCACAATGGGAAACACATAGGTGCCTTATGGCACTTTGTGAATACCATTAGACGATTCATAGACGAACAAAACTTTGATAAGGTTGTTGTTATGTGGGACGGTGATGATAACTCTTCTGCCCGTAAACTTATTTATCCCCAATATAAAGAACAACGTAGAGACAGAGACAACGAGTATAAGTTAGATTCTTTCACTGAGCAGAAAGAAAGAATCAAACAATACTTGGAGGACTGTTATATAAGACAAATTAACGTAGATAATAATGAAGCGGATGATTTGATTGCTTACTACTGCCAAATCTCGGAAAACGAACAAAAAACCATCTATTCGGGTGATAAAGACCTTACTCAACTTATTTCCGATAAGGTATCTGTATATTATCCGAGAACCAAAGAGACATATTCTCTTGGAAGTAAAATCAAATGTGATTTTTACGAATTTCCTCACGAAAACATTAGAACTTATAAGATATTATCGGGTGATAAATCGGATAATATTGATGGGATATATGGGTTGGGTGAAAAGACACTTATTAAGTTTTTTCCTGAGTTACTTGAAAAACCGGTTTCAATTACCGATATTTTAGAAAAGGCGGAAATCCTTCTTAAGGAAAACAAGGATAATAAGACATTACAAAATTTATTATCCGGTAAAACAAAAACCGGAGTTTATGGTGATGAATATTTTGTTATCAACGAAAAAATCATAAATTTGTCCTCACCACTGATTAGTGACGACGCTAAGGAACTTGTTGAATTGTATTATAGAGAAACATTAGACCCTGATGGAAGGGGTCATAGAGGTCTTATTAAGATGATGATGGAAGACGGTTTTTTTAAGTATCTACCAAAGGGCGATGACGCGTGGGTTAATTTTGTTAGACCCTTTATGAAACTAACAAGAAAAGAAAAAAGAAATTATAAAAACAATTAATTAAAACTATGAAAGACCAGGAATCGGTAAAATTAGAATTCTTAATGATGGTAAATGATAACATCATTGTACAGAGATTTTTTAACGTTAGAGAGTTTAATAATGAGGGGAAAAACTCATTAGAACTTTATGAATTACTTCGTGAATTTAAAGAAGATATTCAATCACAATTATCATTAAAAACCGTAACGTATATGACGGACAATATGTACGAAATTATTAACAATCCTTCTATCTTGGATACGTCATATATTGATGGACCTGAGTACTTTAATATCTTTATTAAGCAAAATGATGTGACAATTTGTCATAGACAAGTGGATGCTAAAGTATACCCTCCAAAGGTAAGATATACTGTGGATGTACGCCCACACCTAAAAAACTTGTTGATGAACTTGACTGACATTTTTTCATCAAAAAATTTAACAAAAAAATATATGGAGGTTAACCTAAGTGTATAGTATTTATTAATACACTAAAAGAAAAATATATGGCGTCAAACAAAAATTTCGAGTATCTAGGTAGTACCTTTCAGATACAATTATTAAACCAAATCATTATCGATAAAGATTTCTCAAGGTCTATTATAGATGTGATTGAAACAAATTATTTTGAGAATAAATATTTCAAATTAATCATTCAAATGATTAAAGAGTATTATACAAAATATGAACACACACCAACCTTTGACACCTTAGAACAAATCACAAAATCTGAGATACAACAACCTTTAGCGGCAAAAATAATTATTGATACCCTTAATAAAGTTAAGGAATCTACGCTTGAAGGCGCTGAATTTGTACAAGAAAAATCAATGAAGTTCTGTAAACAACAGGAGTTACAGAAAGTAATGGTTAAAGCTCAAAAAATCATCGACACCGGTGAATTTGAGAGTTATGACACATTAGAGGAAATGGTTAGTAAGGCATTACAAGTAGGAGAACACGATAAGGGAACGGAAAGTGTTTTTAGTAACTTAGATGATGTTTTAAACGAGGATTATCGTCATCCGATACCGATGGGTATTCCGGGAATAGATAGGTTGTTAAAAGGTGGTTTAGCAAAGGGTGAAATCGGTGTTATTTTAGCACCAACAGGTGTAGGTAAATCAACTTTACTTACAAAAATCTCAAATCACGCATTTAATTTGGGATACAATGTTTTACAAATATTCTTTGAGGATAACCCGAAGATTATTCAACGTAAACACATCACATTATGGACAAAAATCCACCCGGACGATTTGTCTTTAAGAAAAGATGAAGTAATAACTAAAGTTCAAGAAATTAAGGAGAAAATGCCTAATGAATTGATACTTAAAAAACTTCCGTCTGATACTGTAACAATGATGCAAATCAAGAACCAAATTAGAAAAATGATTTCAGAAGGAATTAAAATTGATATGGTATTATTGGATTACATTGATTGTGTGGTTCCGGATAAAAACTTGGGGGATGAATGGAAATCTGAAGGGTCTGTGATGAGAGGTTTTGAATCTATGTGTCACGAACTTGATTTGGTAGGATGGACAGCAACTCAAGGTAATAGAAGTTCAATATCGTCCGATGTTGTAACTACCGACCAAATGGGTGGTTCTATCAAAAAAGCACAGGTTGGACACGTAATTATTTCCGTGGCTAAATCTCTACAACAAAAAGAAATGAAACTAGCGACGATTGCAATTACTAAATCACGTATTGGTGATGATGGGGTTGTATTTGAGAATTGTAAATTTGATAATGGTATGTTGGAGATTGACACTGAGAGTTCAGTAACATTCTTAGGTTTAGAAGAACAAACTGAAGAAAGAAACAGACAAAGAATAAAAGATTTGTTAGACAAAAGAAAACAAAAAGAACAAACACAAAATTAATATAAAAATGAAAGAAAAAATATTAGAACCAAATAATGACAGATTTGTTATCTTCCCTATTGAACATAATGATATATGGGAATTTTACAAACAACATCAAGCAGCATTTTGGACTGCGGAAGAGGTAGATTTATCTAACGATATTAGAGATTGGGAAAATCTATCTGATAATGAAAGATATTTCCTTAAAAATATATTAGCGTTCTTTGCGGCGTCTGATGGTATTGTAAATGAAAACTTGGCGGAGAATTTCTTAAAAGAGGTTCAATATGCTGAAGCGAAGTTCTTCTACGGATTTCAAATTATGATGGAGAACATTCACTCGTTAATGTATTCATTATTGATTGACACTTATGTTTCTGATGAAACAGAGAAAGACGAATGTTTCCACGCAATTGATAGATTACCAGCGGTTCAAAAGAAAGCTAAATGGGCACTTGATTGGATTGAGAATGCTTCTTTCCAAGAAAGATTAGTTGCGTTCGCAGCGGTTGAAGGTATTTTCTTCTCAGGGTCATTCTGTTCTATCTTTTGGATGAAATCAAGAGGAATTATGCAGGGGTTATGTAATGCTAATTCATTAATCTTTAAAGATGAGAACTTACATTGTGATTTTGCAATTCATTTGATTAACAACCACGTTGAGAACAAACCAACTGAGAAAAGGATTAAAGAAATCTTATTGTCTGCGTTAGATATTGAAAAAGAATTTATTACAGAATCATTACCAGTATCATTAATTGGTATGAATTCAAACTTGATGAAACAATATCTTGAATTTGTAACTGACGGATTATTAGTTAAGTTTGGATGTAAAAAACATTTTAATGTTGAACAACCATTTAAATTTATGGAACAAATTGCTGTTGAAACAAAAGGTAACTTTTTTGAATCAAGAACTATGGAGTATCAAAAAGCCAAGTTAGGTGAATCATTAACATTTACGGAGGATTTTTAATATGATGTCATTAAAGATAAAAAAAAGAGGGGGAGACGAAGTATCGTTTAACCCTCAAAAAATATATCAGAGAGTTAAACGAGCGGCAAAAGGATTAAACGTGAATGCTGATGAGGTATTCATTAAAGTTATTACTTCTGTTCCAACTGAGGGTGTTATTACAACAAAAGAGTTGGATAAATTGGTTTATGAGATTGCTGCCGCTTATACCGGTAGTCATCACGATTACTCAAGATTGGCATCTTCTGTTGCTATTTCTGCATACCACAAAGAAACTGATGAAAGTTTCTGTAATACAATGCACACTTTACACGTTGATGGTATTATTAACGATAAGTTAATGGAAACTATTGAACAATATGGCCCTGAAAATATTGATTCTGTAATTAATCACGAGAATGATTACAATTTTGATTATTTTGCGTGGAAATCATTACAAGAAATGTATTTGTTAAAAAATCCTGAAGGTAGAGTAATTGAAAGACCTCAACATATGTATATGAGAGTGGCTTTATGGGTTACTAAATCATTTGAACAAGCGGTTGAGTATTATCAATCATTATCAAATCAAGTTATATCTCCCGCAACACCAATTATGATTAACGCGGGGACTAAAACACCTCAACTAGCGTCTTGTGTATTGAAATACAATCACGGGGACTCAAGAGAAGGTTTACTACAAACATTCAACGACATCTCAACATATTCGTCTGACGCTGCCGGTATTGGTCTATGTATGTCTAACATTCGTAGTAAAGAAAGTCGTATTAACTCATCAGGAGGATTTGCGGGTGGTTTATTAAAGTATCTAAAGATTGTTAATGAAGGATTGAGATTCTTTAACCAACAAGGTAGAAGACCCGGTAGTGCGGCTATCTACATTGAACCTTGGCATAAAGACATTATGGACTTACTTGAAATCAAAAAGAATACGGGTGCTGAGGAATTGAGAGCAAAAGATTTGTTTACCTCAATTTGGTTACCGGATAACTTTATGAATGCGGTTAAGAACAACGATGATTGGTACTTATTCTGTCCTAATGATATTAAAAAGGCGGGTATTAAACCATTACAAGAAGCGTATGGTGATGAGTATGAATCAAACTACAATAAAGCGGTTGAACTTGGACTTGGTAAAAAAGTGAAAGCTCAAACAATTTGGAATAAAATTATTGAATCTCAGGTTGAAACCGGAGTTCCTTACTTATGTTCTAAAGATAGTGCGAACAGAAAGACGAATCATCAAAACATTGGAGTAATTAAACAATCTAACCTATGTAATGAGATTTACCAATATACTGATGAAACTACTACAGCTATCTGTACGTTATCATCTATGGTATTGAAAAACTTTATTGTTAAAGGCGAGTTTGATTTCAAATTACTTTATAGTGAAGTTAGAAAGGTTGTTAGAGCACTTAACAAAGTTGTTGACATTAATAGTTATTCGACTGAACAAGGTAGAAAAGGTGGTTTAGAACAAAGAGCAATTGCAATTGGAACTCAAGGTCTTGCTGACGTATTTTTCTTAATGGATTATATCTTCACATCTGAAGAGGCAAAACAATTAAACAAAGAAATATTTGAAACAATCTACTTCGCGGCAATCACCGAAAGTATGGAATTATGTAAATCAGGTGAATACAAACCATACAAATTCTTTAAAGGTTCACCAATGTCAAAAGGTATATTCCAATTTGATATGTGGGGGTTAGATTACGAAGGATTAGGAAGAATGTGGGATTGGGATTCACTTAAGTTAGAAGTGTCCAATCACGGGGTTTGTAATTCGTTATTCACTGCTCAGATGCCAGTTGCGTCTTCAGCTAAGATTACAGGTTCATTTGAAATGACTGAACCGGCTCACTCGGCATTATTTAATCGTCGTGTAGTTGGGGGTGAAATTTTAATTGTTAACAAATATTTAATTAGTGATTTTGAAAAAATTGGTATTTGGTCTGAAGATTTAAAAAATGAAATCATTATGAATGAAGGGTCAATTCAAAATATTAACTTTAATAATTATCTTGACCAAGAAGATAAAAATTACAACAAGAAAGTTAAAAGAATTGAACATTTAATTCCAAAATACAAAACAATTTGGGAAATATCTCAAAGAGAACTTATTGATATGGCGGCAGACAGAGCACCATTCATTGACCAATCACAATCAATGAATATCTATATGTCTAACCCAACATTATCAAAGATTTCATCATCACACTTCCATTCTTGGGGTAAAGGGTTAAAAACTCTTTGTTATTATGTTAGAACAAAAGCAATATCAACCGGAGCAAAACACTTGGCGGTAGACATTTCAAAAGTAGGTCAATCAAAACCAATTGAGAAACCAAAAGTTGATTTAACACAAAAACCGACAGATACCGAGTTTGAGTGTTTCGGATGTGGTTCTTAATAAGAATATAAATCACGGCTTAGGTCGTGATTTTTTATTTTAGGGGTATTTATAAAAAATAATGACGACCCTATATTTATAGTTATGGCAGATGGAATTACATATGGTTTAACTTTCCCCTTTAGAGAATCTTTTGATGGGAAGTATTTAGATTTATCAGATTATAATGACCAAGAGATTAGGTCTAATTTAATACACCTTTTATTATCAAGAAAAGGTAGTAGATATTATTTACCGGATTTTGGAACAAGATTATATGAGTTCATTTTTGAACCATTGGATGGGCCAACTTTTTCTGAAATTGATTCAGAAATAAGAGAAGCCGCTGGTGTATATTTACCGGGAATAAGAATTACTAACATTAGTATTACAGCAGCTTCTGATGGAGAAGAAGATAAAGGTAGTTATATTAATGATAATGATGAAAGAGTATTTCGAGTACCAAATATGTCAAATAAAGAGCATACCGCAAAAGTTAAAATCGATTATACCATCAATGATGATGTGTTTAATAGTAGTGACTTTGTAATTATTAATATATAAAATTATGGCAAATAAGAAAATTTCCTATACTACAAGGGATTTCCAATCAATCAGAACGGAGTTAATCAACTTCACTAAAACGTATTATCCGGATACTATTCAAAACTTTAATGATGCGTCAGTTTTTTCGGTATTATTAGATTTAAATGCTGCGGTAACGGATAATTTACAATTTAACATTGATAGAAGTATCCAAGAGACAGTTCTTCAATACGCACAACAAAGGTCTTCAATATTTAATATTGCAAAAACTTATGGATTAAAAGTTCCGGGAATGAGACCGTCGGTTGCTTTAGTTGATTTTTCAATTACAGTACCGGCTTTTGGAGATAAAGAAGATTTAAGATATTGTGGTATATTACGTAGAGGTTCTCAGGTAAATGGTGCGGGACAAGTATTTGAAACTGTTTATGATATTGATTTTACGTCTCCAATAAATGGAGAAGGATTTCCCAATAGATTAAAAATACCGAATTTTGACTCAAATAATAAATTATTAAATTATACAATCACTAAAAGAGAAACTGTTGTTAATGGAACAACAAAAGTATTTAAAAAAGTTATAACACCTAATGATGTTAGACCTTTTTATGAATTATTTTTACCGGATAAAAATGTGTTGGGTGTGACTAGTGTGTTGTTAAAAGATAGTACACAATATACTAATATACCTTCAGTCCAAGAATTTTTAGGTTTAGATAATAGATGGTATGAAGTGGATGCGTTAGCTGAGGATAGAGTATTTGTTGAAGACCCAACTAAAGTATCGGATTCTCCGGGAATTAAGGTTGGTAAGTATATTCAAACAAGTAATAAATTTATCACTGAATTCACACCTGAAGGGTTTTTAAAAGTAACGTTTGGTGGTGGTTCACAATCTGCTGACGAACAATTAAGAGAATTTGCAAGAGACGGATATCAATTAAATTTATACAAATACTCCAATAATTTAGCTTTAGGTAGTACATTAAAACCAAACACAACCTTATTCATCCAATATAGAGTTGGTGGTGGTGTTGCAAGTAATATTGGTGTTAATGCAATTACTCAGATAGGTACTGTTTCATTTTTTGTTAATGGACCTTCTGATAGTGTAAATACGACTGTTGTAAATTCGTTAAGATGTACAAATGTAACTGCGGCGATTGGTGGAGCAAGTTTCCCGACAACAGAAGAAGTTAGAAATTTAGTATCTTACAATTTCTCAGCACAAAAAAGAGCGGTAACAGTTAATGATTATGAATCTATTATTAGAGCAATGCCATCACAATTTGGTGCACCGGCAAAAGTGTCAATAACAGAAAATAATAATAAAATAATTGTTCAGATGTTATCTTATGACGAAACAGGGAGATTAACCGAGGTAATTTCAAATACTTTAAAGAATAATGTTGCAAATTATTTATCAAACTATCGTATGATAAATGATTATGTGTCAATACAAAGTGCTAACGTTATTGATTTAAGTTTTAATATTGATGTTGTTTTAGATAGTACTCAAAATCAAGGAACGGTTATTTCTCAAATTATTACAATTGTTTCTGATTATTTTAACCCTGAAAACAGACAATTAGGTGAAAATGTTAATATATCAGAATTAAGACGATTAATTCAAAGTGAGAATGGTGTAATTTCATTATCTGATGTTCAAGTATTTAATCAAGTTGGTGGTCAATATTCGTCTTCACAAACTTCTCAAAGATATTTTGATAGTACAACTAAACAAATTGAATTGATTGATGAGACAATTTTTGCGCAACCAAATCAAACTTATCAAATTAAATATCCGAACAAAGATATTAACATTAGGGTTAAAAATTTAAAAACAGTTAATTTTTCGTAATAATTTATTTTGAAATATAATGAATTATCTTTTAAAAATAGTGTATAAACTATTTATTTAAAAAGATAACAAATGTCAAAGTCATATAGAATAAGAACGAAGGTTGGTGTCGACACTTCTTTAAAGGTGTTAATCGAACAAGAATTCGAACATTTAGAAATTTTATCCCTAAAAATTTTACAAAGTGATATCTACACTCGACAATGCTCCGATTACGGTGTTATTGTTGGACGTGTTAGTGTTAATAATGGTTTTGGTATTCCAAACGCCAAAGTTTCAATATTTTTACCATTAGATAGTGTAGACCAAACCAATCCAATTATATCAGAATTATATCCATACAAAACACTATTAGATAATAATGATGATGGTTACCGATATAATCTATTACCTTATGTTAAATCATATAGTGCTCACGTACCTACCGGAACATTCTTTACTAGAAAAGATGTTTTAACAAATCCTACTCTAATTGAAGTTTACGATAAATATTACAAGTATAATGCGGTAACTAACGAAAGTGGTGATTTTATGATATTTGGAGTTCCTGTGGGGTCTCATACTATTGTAATGGATGTTGACTTATCAGACATTGGTGAATTCTCTCTTTCACCACAAGATTTAATTAGGATGGGGTTAGCAACTGAAGCTCAAGTTGCGGGAACTAACTTTAAATCATCTAACAACTTACGTGAATTACCACAAATCATTAATCTAACAAAATCTATTGAAGTTGAACCGTTATGGGGGCAACCTGAAATTTGTAATTTAGGTATTACAAGAACTGATTTTGATTTAAGTAGTGAGGCAAAAATTGATATTAGACCAACCTCTATTTTTATGGGGTCAATAATATCCGGCCCAAATAGTAGTGCTTTATCTACGGGATGTAGACCAACTAATAATTCAGGTCATTTATGTAATTTAACTGTTGGACCTGGGGATATCTTGGCAATTAGACAAACAATTTTACAAGATTCAAATGGATTACCAATATTAGAAAATTCTACTTTAGAAAGTGGTGGTAAAGTTATTGATGAAAATGGGACTTGGATGATAGATGTTCCAATGAACCTTGATTATTATACAACTAATGAATTTGGTGAACAAGTATTATCTAATGACCCTGAAGTTGGTATTCCAACAAAAGGGAAATATCGATTTAAAATTAAATGGGCTCAATCGCCATCTTTAAGTGAAACAACAAGAAGAGGTTATTTTTTAGTTCCAAACATTAAAGAATATCCTTCACCTAATTTGGACGAATCATATGCGTTTAGCACTGATTGGAATGATTATGCGTATACGGGAACAACTGCGGGTAATCCTGATAATATTTTATCTCAGAAGATAATTAAAGAAGCTATTGATTGTGAAGATAAATTTTATTTAATGCAGTATAATAAAGTTTATACTGTGTCTCAATTTATTTCAGGTAGAAAAGAAGGTGGTGGTTTTGAACGATATATTGGAATTAAAAATATATTAGATGAAACTTGTTCAGGTCTTAATAATAGATTCCCAACAAACGATGGTAATTTTAGATTTGATATATTGTATATCATTTTTATGTTTTTTAGTATTATACTGACACCGGTATTTTTTGCATTAATATTAGTAATGCACATTTTATATTTTGTTGTTTGGATTTTAAGAGTATATTATTTACCCGCATTGGCAATTTATTACTTTGCTATTGGTGTTCAAATGTGTATTGGGGCTTTTGCTGTTGGATTTGGAGCTACATTTAGTATTGGTGTATTTTTATCGGGACTTCTTTATATCGCTCTATCAATTTTTATTGCATTAGTGGTGATACAGTTATTCAAACTTGATTTATCAGGAGTTAAAGTACCTATTTTAACTTATCCTGATTGTGAATTATGTTCTTGTAGTCCTGATTCTAGTACTAATGAGGACATTGGTGATGATGCAGGTGCTGCACAAAATACTGATACTAATAAAGTTGCACCGTGTCCGGCAATTGTTTCTAACACTAATCTTACGTCCATAACCTTAACTCCTGGTATGTATCCGTTATTCGGTCCACAAAGTTTTAGAGTACCTACGCGTAATCCTGATAATCCAACAGGATACCCCGCTGCTAGAGCATCAGTTTATAATCAAAATTTAACGGGACTTATATACGATTATCAATATGCTTCTAATAATATTGGTGCACCGTATATGGCTTTTACTACCCTTGATAATGAGGGTGCTAATGATAGGTGGATTTATACCACTAGTTTACCTATGTCTGATATGATTAATTTATTTAATGTTAAAGCTAAATACTTTAATAGTGGCACAACTAATCCGGGAGGTAGTGTCAATAGAATTACAGTTAATTTTCAACCTGGTCAAACATCTAATTTTCATTATGACAATACAATGGTTATTCTGTGTGATAAGGCCGCTCTTCAAAATTTAATACCGGGACAATTAATATCGTTTCAAGACCCAACAAAAGCCAAGGATATTAATCTTACAGGTGGTATTACTAATGAATATGGTAATAATGCTATTACCGGTATAACATCAACAGGTTTAACTACAATTCAAATTTATTACGCTCAATTAAATGGTACAGGTAATGTTACAACACCGGTAACCTATCAAGTCAATATCACAGCGGATACTGCTAACAATTTCCATAAATTCCCAACAGATGTTGAGTACTTTCAAGTAATTACGGGAATGACATATGGTCAATATACAGGACAGTGTAGTACCCAATTGGGTTTTGATTCGTTAAATCGTAGATATTTGACTAATACAATGTTAATGGCTCAATCTAGTTATATTGGTAACGCCAACCCTTCTGATAACATTAATTTTACGCCTATTCAACTTATTGATGACCACTTAAATGTTTGCGTGTTAATCTTAAATAGAGGTGTTGACCCTTATACCCCCAAAGTACCGATATCATATGGTTTAGGTCGATTATTTGGTCGTAATCTTCCATCGGATAGAACAGTAACAGGACTTTACCATATGAATATACCAATTCAGGGTAGATTTCTAAATATTGGTCATTTAAGTAGTAATTACCCATCAATAACAATTACAGGTGCGGGTTCAACACTAATAACTGCGGGTAGTAATGTTGGGGTGGATTCGTATAGTAATACCAATCAAAGATTATATTTTAATTCATTTTCTTATCAACCACAAGTATTAACTATTAAATCACAATTAACGGGTTTTACTGCAGGTCAAGCTTTTACATATACTGGTGTTACAAACTCAGGTTACTCAGGATTTAATTCTAATTTAATTAGTTATTATTCACATATGGATAAAACAGCTATTGGGTGGAGAGCTAGATGTGGTGAAAAAGCAATTGTTCAAAATATAACTACAATTAATGGTAATGTTGCTACCGCGCCACCGACATTTGGGTTGTCAGTTAGTACCTCAAATAGGTTTAGTTGGTTAATTTACCAACGAAACGTGCTTGGGAGCCCTAATAATTATTTAAATAATACTCGTACTTATTCTGCTAATACCGGAGTTAATGAAGGTTATTTCCCAAATGAGATTGTTGAGGGTGGGCCCGTTATGTATACAAATATTCGTGTGGCTCTTTGGCCAGACCCACAACCGCACGGACCAGGTCTAAATTTTGGTAATTCAGATTATAGTTATGGGTTTAAATTTGTTCTTGATTTAACTGATGCTAATAATGATAGTACTCCGTTTTACATTTCGTCAAATTATTTCTCAAGGTTATACAACACAACAGGTAATACTTTAAATTTTACTTTAGGTTCTAATAATAACCAAATTGTTATGAGAGGTGATAGGTTACCAACATCAACAAATGTTGAAGAATATTGTTGTAATGGTATGGTATTACACAAAAACACTAACTTTCAAATGTATTTAATACCTGAAGAAGGTGTTTTAGAGGTGAGTAGTAGTGAAAGTTCAACAGGAAGTGCAGGGTCAGGAGATTTAGATTATACTTATCAGGATTTACAAGCATCAACAGGAATTACTAAAGTATTTGAATCATTTACTTGTAACGGTTCCGTTAATTTACAATGTTATAGTTGTCAAAATAGTACTATATTAATAAGACCAAGAGGAAATCCTTGTCAAGAGTATTTAGGTGAAACAATTTTTGAATTTGGTTGTTATAGATTTGTATCAACAATATTTTTTTCGTTAGCGAGGGATTGGGAGTTAATGTTTGAGTGGGTTGCTAGAAATATGGTGATGCTCGGTGCTTGTAGAAATGTGTTTTCACACAGATTTACAAATAATTGGGTTAACGGTGTGTTATACGCATTTCCATTTAAAAATGAGATTGTAGGTTATACTTCACCATCGGCCCCAAATCCGAATCAACCAATACCTAAATGGTGTGGAGCAACTTTAAAATATTATAGTCAAACAAAAAACTTTTATTATAGAGCTACACCTTATAATCCAAACACAGGACAATTTGAACAGATTTCTAATGGTAATATGGGATTTCCAACAACAATAATGGATTTGGGTCCAAGAGCTGATTATCTTCAAGAATTGGTTATGTCAGATGAATATGATGGTTATGTTACAAATAGATTAGATTCGTCTTCTTTTGGTACAGTTGACGATATTCTTAACTTATTTATTGTTAGTCGATTTATGGATAATAATTTTCTAACAAATTTATTAGGTTCTCTTAATATTTTGGCGTATTTCTCAAACAGTAGACCAAGTAGAGGTGTTGGTGGTACTAAGTTAATGATTGATGCTGATTACGCTCAGTTAATATCAATTAATTCAGAATTAGGTGTTGCCCCATTTTTATCATCAAATTACCCTGATAATCCTCCCGGTCAACAAAGTCCAATTTTCTTTGATTGTTCTAATGTTTTAGGTATTTTCTTTTCGTCTGATACTCAATTAAGAGATTATATAACACCAAAAAGAACCATCATTAATCCTTCAGGAACAACAGTAGGCAGTTGTACGTTTAATAATTTCCCGGTTTATTCACAAGTAGTTCCATTATCTCAGTGGAAAATTGAAACAAATCCAAGTAGTTTTAGTGGTAACGATTCTATATTTGGAAGACAATTCAATAATTGGGATTTTACTGTTAATGGTAGTTCTATACATTCAAATAGATATCAATCATTAGATAGATTACAACAATCATCAAGATATTTCAGAACTGATGGTAGTAGTCAAACACAATATCAGAAAGGATACATATATGCTGTTAAAACAGTTACTGCCTCTACGGGGGTTATCAGTGTTCAGTTAAGTGCGTCTCCATTGGATTGGGACCCAAATGCTACTCCAGCGGCAAGTAATCAATTAGTGACGGTTGGAGCACCATTCCATTTTTATTTTGGTTTAAGACGAGGTTCGTCGGCTTTTGATAGATTTAGACAGAAATGGATAAACACAAGTAATGTAGTAAATTAAGATGGATGATATTAGAATTGTTTTAGGTTCGTTACGATTTAAAACATCGACCGATACAAATTTATCGATACCAACACCGTTAGTTCAGAATTCAAAAAATTTACAAGAATTTGATAGAAGTATTGATGTTAATTTAGCTCAAGTATTTGATAATGAAAGACAAAAATCAACGACATTTAGACCTGTTTGTAAATTTCAATTACTATATGAAAATGCGTATACAGGGTCAACAAATTATCCTCCATTAGAGAATAATTTATATTATATTAATGAAAACATTTCATTGTTACAACAATGTAACGCTAGTGCGGGGGCAATCAGTTGGCAAGGTTTTCCACAATATCACGAGTTTGATTTTGTTCGTAGTGATTATAATGTTAGTGGTTATACTCAACCACCAAGTAATCATATAAATTTTGTGTCAAGAAGTGCGTCAACATACAATTGGAATTTTTTTGTAAGTTACCCTTATAAAAATTCATATAGTAAAGTTTTAGAGTATTATGACGGAGTTCATTCAACAGCAAAACAGTGGGTTATTTCGGACGGAATTCCGTTTGTTGTTAATTCAACTAATACATTCATTAATGGTAATAAAGTGATAAGATTTGTGTGTCCGGTTAAACACGGATTGTCAGTTAGTGAGTTTGCTAAAATTAAAATAGTGGGTGTACCAATAACTACTAATGATACATTTCAAATTTTTGAGTTAGGTGACGGTATGCCGGGAACCGAAGAATATATTTTTAACATTTATGACATTGGATATCCATCAGGGAGATTTGTTTCAGGGTATAATGGGACATTTAAGAGAATAATTAATTATGAAAATCCTGGTGATACAACATCAAAATATTATGTGTTACAACATAAATTATTAACAAATGTTAATGACGCGGTAATGGTTAATGCGGGGTTTGAACAAAATATTTTTGGTGCAAGAAAGAAATTTGAAAGTCCTGTTTATACCCCAAATAACAATAAAAGAGTTTCAATTAAAGAAGGGGCACAATCATATAGTTTATCTTTTAATAAAGATATTGATGTTAATCCACTAAGGGACAATCAAAAAAGACCAATAACTGAGTTGTATATTACAACTATATGGAAAGGTTATTTTGGTTTAACATTAGGTAATTCAGGATTAAAAC